TCCGCTTTACGCCGCGGCTCAGCACTGACGGCACAGTAGGAGCGACCACCCATGAATGAGGCGCTGACTGCCGCGCGGGCCGCGGCGGATGACCTTGCGCGCGACGTGCAGATCGCTGACCGGACCGGGCGCCTCGTGGTGAATGCCGCCGGGGCCGGGCCGGCCGAGATCGGCATCTATGGCCTGATCGGCTTGGAAGTGACGGCCCGCGACGTGCGCGACGCGCTGAAGCCCCTGGCCGGGCGCGATCTGATGGTGCGCGTCAACAGCCCCGGCGGCAACGCGTTCGACGGCTTCGCCATCTACAACATGCTGGCGCGGCACGATGGCCGGATCACGGTGCAGATCGAGGCGCTGGCGGCTTCCGCTGCGTCCTACATCGCGATGGCCGGCGACGATATCGAGATGCCGGCGGCGTCCTTCCTGATGATCCACAACGCCAGCGTGCTGGCGATCGGAGACAAGAACACGCTAACCGATGCGGTCGAGGTGCTGAAGCGCATCGATGGCGCGATGGCGGCGATCTATGCCGCGCGCACCGGCATGAGTGCCGAGGAAATCGGCGCGCTGATGGATGCTGAAACATGGATGGCCGCCGATGAAGCCGTTGAGAAGGGCTTCGCGACTTTGATCCTGCCCGCTGCGGCGACGCCTGCCGCGCACGCGCTGTCGCCCCGTGCCGCCGCGCTGATGGACCGCTTTCGCGCGGCGCCTGATGCGCTGCGCGCGCCGCCTGTTTCCACCCCGCCGGCAATCCAGCCGGTCGTTTCGAGGGAGTCCAGCATGGACCCGATCGATCCCAAGGCCGGCGGGAATCCCCCGGCCCCCGCAACCCCGCCGGCGCCGGTTGCGCCCCCGGCCCCTGTCACGGCGACGCTCGCCGAGTTGCAGGGGCTCGTGGCCCGCTCCAACGGGCGGCTGAACAGCGACTTCGTGGTCGCGCAGCTCGCTGCGAATGCCACGATGGACGCCGCGCGCGACGCCGCGCTCGAAGTTCTCGCGAAGGCGCAGCCGCAGCGTTCGGCCGGCATCATCGAGATGGGCCGCGACGAGCGCGAGACGGCCTTCGCCGGCATGGAAGCGGCGCTGGCGAACCGCGTGGGCCGGAAGGATCCGGACTTCGCCAAGGGGCCGGGGCGCGCCTATGCGCACATGTCCCTGCGCGAGATGGCGCGCGCCGCGGTCGCGGTGTCTGGCGGCAAGCCCGACGGGCTCGCGCCGCTCGATATCGCCGGCGCTGCGCTCGGCATGCCGAACTTCATGGCGGCGGCCGGCATGCACACGACCAGCGACTTCCCGCTGATCCTGGGCAACGTCGCGCGCAAGACGCTGCTGGACGCCTATACGGCGGCATCCAGCGAGTGGCGCACGGTGGCCCGCGTGGTCAACCAGAGCGACTTCAAGCCGAATTCCTACCTGCGCCTTTCGGAAGCGCCTGCGCTTCTGGAAGTGCCGGAGGCGGCCGAGTTCAAGTACGGCGCGATGGGCGAGTATGGCGAGACGCTGGCGCTCAAGACCTGGGGCCGCATCATCGCCATCACGCGGCAGGCGATCATCAACGACGACCTGTCCGCCTTCACCCGCCTGCCGACGCTCTACGGCCGGTCCGCGGCCAACCTGGTTTCCAGCCTGGTGTGGGGCATCTTCAGCGGCAACCCGACCATGGCGGACGGGACGGCGCTGTTCCACGCCAATCACGGCAATCTCGCCGGCTCGGCAACGGCGGTCACGGAACCGGGCCTCGCCGCGGCGCTCACCGCGATGCGCAAGCAGACTTCGGAGAGCGGCAACCCGATCGACGTGATGCCGCGCTATCTGATCGTGTCGCCGGACAAGGAGTTCGAGGCGAAGAAGCTGCTCGCCACGTCCTTCAACCTGACCGATGGCAGTTCGGTGGTGGTCGGCAACGGCCTGACGCTGGTGGTGACGCCATGGCTCACGGGCAACACCTGGTTCCTGTCGGCGAACCCGATGGATGGCGAGACGGTCTTCGTGTCGTTCTTGAACGGCGTCGAGGAACCGCGCATCGAGCAGCGCGTGGGCTTCGAGGTGGACGGGCTGGAGATCAAGGCCGCGCTCGACGTGAACGCGGCGCCGATCGACTGGCGCTACCTCTACAAGAACGCGGGCGCCTGAGCCTGACGGGGCGCGCCAGACGGCGCGCTCCATTCCTGCAACCACAGCCATGAAAGGGTTCTTCGATGAAGAACTTTGTGCAGGCGGGTGACGTGCTCACGCTCACCGCGCCCTATACCGTCGCTTCCGGCGGCCTGTGCCATGTCGGCGAGATCGTCGGCGTCGCCGCGGCATCCGCGGCATCGGCCGCGACGGTCGTGATCAACACGCGCGGGGTGTTCAACCTCACGCATGCGGTCACGAACACGGCCGCGGCCATCGGAGCCGTCGCCTACTACGACACCACCGCGAAGGCGATCTCGAACACGACCACGTATCAGCGTGTCGGCACGTTCGTCGCGGCCAAGGTGACGACCTCCACGGCCGTCACGGTGCGCCTGTCCGGCGCCTTCTGATCCGGCGGCCCCGCCAGGCCTGCCATCGCTTCATCCTGCCGCCACAGGAACAGCACACATGACCGACTTTCCCCGCCGTGCGGAAGCGCCCGGCGTGCATCCTGACGCGCCCGTGCTGACCGCGGCGCCGTCCGTCGCTGGCCTGATGATCGCCACGCCGATGGGCGGTGGCGGCGTCTGTGATCAGGCGTATCTGCTGGGGTATGGCGACCTGCGCGTGGAATGCGCGCTGCGCGGCATCCCGGTGCACAGCACAGTCATTCGCAACGAGAGCGACGTGCAGCAGGGCCGCAATCGGTGCTTCGCTGAATTCCTCGCCTCGCCATGCTCGCACATGCTGTTCATCGACAGCGATATCGGCTTTTCGGTCGATGCGGTGTTCCGGCTGATTGCGCATGACGTGCCGCTGGTTGGCGCGACCTATGCCAAGAAGGTGCGCGGTGCACCGCAGTTCGCATTCAGTGCGCTGCCGCAGATGGAGCGCACCGACAGCGGGTTGATTGAGGTCGGCGGCCTGCCGGGCGGCTTCATGCTGATCCAGCGCCGCACGGCCGAACGTATGGCCGGCGCGTATGGTGGCCTGCACTTCGACTTGCAGGATGGTCAGGCCAGCGCCGATGGATGGCGCGGCCAGATGTTCAACATGTTCGGCGCGGAGATGGCCGAGGGCACGCGCTGGTCTGAGGACCTGTCGTTCTGCCGGCGCTGGCGAGCGATCGGCGGGCGCGTCTGGTTGGACCCGCACATCCTGTTGCAGCATTGGGGCGTGGCCTGCTTCGTGGGGCATCCCGCGGAGGTGTTTCGGCCGTCCGTTGGAATTGCCGAGGCGCTGGGCTGATGCAACTGCTCATCGGCTGCGGCCACTCGCGCGACAAGAAGCTGTTCCTCGCCGGCCGTGAAGCCTGGACCGGCCTCGTGACCCTCGACATGAACCCGGCAGCCAACCCGGACCATCTGCACGACCTGTGCGACCTGCCGCTGCCTTTTGCCGACGACGCGGCCGAGGAAATCCACGCCTATGAGGTGCTGGAACACACCCGGCAGCAGGGCGACTGGCGCGGCTTCTTCGCCGAGTTCCAGGAATTCTGGCGGGTGCTTCGGCCCGGCGGCACCCTGCACGCCACTTGTCCGTGGTGGCAGGGCCAATGGGCTTGGGGCGATCCGGGCCACACCCGGGTGATCCAGCCGGAGAGCCTGACCTTCCTGCACCAGCCCGCCTACACGGCGGAGTGCCGGCCGGGCGGGTCCCCGCGCACAGACTACCGCCCCTGGTTTACCGGGGACTTCGACATCATCCACACCGAGGCGGCAGCCGGGGCGCATCACTTCGTGCTCCGCGCCGTGAAGCCCTCCCGCATCACCATGCCCGTGATCGATCCACGCCGGAGGCCTGACGAATGAACGCCTTCGCCCGCGCCCTGGCGTCCCTACACCGCGACGGAAACCTCTCCGTCGCCTGCACCTGGCAGCGCGGTGCCGGCGCGCCGGTGGCGTGCCGCGGCATCCTCTCGCAGCCCGT